CCGGGGCCGTAAGCATTGGTTGTATTGATTTTTGTTGCACTCAGTGCTTCAAATGCAATGTTTATATCTTTAATAATATATTGCTCAGGACGCTTGCCTTCGCTTTCGTTAACTATAATCTTTGTTATGTTTGCAGGATCAATGTGAAACCACTTTTGTGTTTGCGGATCTCTAATAAAGAATTGATCGCCATACTTAAATGTATTACGAATAATTTTAAAAATACGCTTTTCAAATTCTTGAACTTTGCACCACTGCTTTAAATATTGTCCAAGTATTTGTACTTCTGAATTAGTTGCTGAATTGTTGAAATTAATTCTAAAGGGTGTGCGGTTTTCTTTATTCTTCTGCGAACAAAATTCAGCTAGAATATCAAGAGCTGCATTGACTTCGCTGTCATTGTCCATTGTATTGTATTGACCATAACGTTCAATACGGTTTGGTGAACCTACATATACATCAGGTAGATGCGAACTATAATTGGCTGCCGCCGGTCCTAGTCCAGTTCCTCGTGAGAAAGTAAACGGACTGTAACTTCCTGAAGCGTTCATGCTAGTTGGAACTGGCGTGAAGTGTTTTTTCCAACTCATAATTATCCTCTCAATAAATCGGTGCCCATACCGTGTATGTTTCTCATAGTTCTACGTTGTACGCCCACACTATCGCTTAACAATACAACAACCTGTTGCATAGTATTATTTAACTGATCTATCTTGTTTCCAAAGTCACTCTGGTTAAAGGTTGGTGTGCTTGTAGAAGTACTTGTTGTTCTATTTTGGGTTTTATAAAATGCATCTAGCAATTCTCCTGCAGGAGAATTACGAGGAACAACTGCCTCGGTATTATGAAGCACTGCCAAGGAACCACGATTGCTAAAATTCCTAAATCCGTTGGTACCTTGTGCAAAACTATATCCCATTCTTTGCAACTCGTCCATGATTGATTGTCTTTGAGGATCAGTTTCGTCCATTCCGGCTAATTGAGCTCGAAGTTGATTTGCTCGATCTCTTTCCTCTCTTAATCGCTCAGCATTGTCTCCACTGTTGCCAAGGGCCCTTTCTGCAGCAGTTTGACTTAACGCACTAGATATTGCCAATTCTATGCTTCTAGAAATATCAACCAACAAGTTTCGTATTGCAGGACCAGTGAATAATTTTCCTAACACATCTTCTAATATGTCAGTGATTCTATCAATCATACTAGTGTTACTGTCACCGTTAGCGTCTTCACCAAATACAAAGGTTTTAAACTGCTCCCACAGAGATGAGAAAGTTACACCTTCGGGTAATCCAATGGCCATTTGGAATCTTTCCCATAAGCTTCTGTTCGGAGTTGGTCGAAATCCGTCGCCTTCTTCTTCTCCAAATATAAAATTGCCCAGTGAAGTTGTAAATCTTGTCCATAAACTTGTTGTATCATCAGAGAAAATAGTATCAACAAAGTCGTTCCATTTTGCTTTAAACCAATTATATAAGTTGTTACCTGTTTCGCTTCCTTCAATTGATTCAGTAATAGACGAAATAATATCACTTACTAATCCGCCTTCTCTTGGTCCTGTAGGTCGCCCGGCTTCGTCTCTTGGTAGTGCTGAGCGTTCGCCAAACATAAAATTCATTAATCTTCTGAACTCAATTGCAATTGCTTCGAAGAATCCTTCTGTTGCAATGTTGTCGACAAACTTTTCAAACCAATCAGCTACTTTTGTGATATCTGTTGCCATAGCATCTAACGCTGTTCCTAATCTACCAGAATCAATAAATTTAGCTAACCAGACAAGTGCTCGTGTTAGATATCCGTTCTCGCCAAACAATTTGTCAAAAAATCCTTGAAACATTGAATTTGCAGCACCTAGTCCATTGGGACTGTTTTCGTCAAACAATTCAATTAACTTTGTACCAAACTCTCCTATTTTAGTAGCAAACGGACTGTTGATAAACTTAGTAAACAAGAATGTTCTTAGTGCAATTATACCTTGTTCAAATCTTCCTAGAGTCTCAGTGATTCTATTTCTTCTATTTTGATCTCGTTTTGCTGCCTCTACATCTATATTCATCAAATTGCTGAACTCGTATGCACCATCTGCAAGTTGTGCTAATGCACCGTAGAACCCACCTCTTGATCTATAAACATCAAGAGTAGCACCATCTAGTGTTCCTGCAAACTGTTGCAATCTTGGACCAAATTCAGTTTGCATACGTCTTACATATTCTTCTTGACTGATCTCTCCATTGGCAACTGCCATGGAAAATCTTGTAATACCTGGTGCTGCACTTTCAAGTGCTCTGCCAATATCGCTTTGTGCCACACCGTCGCTCAAATCCATTAGAGCATCATGGAACCCTGGCAATGTCTCTCTTTGGAAGGTGTACAAGTTTCTTAATTCATTTGCAGCTTCGTCACCAAGTCTTGCAGATACTCTGTTGATGTTGTTTCTTAGCTTTGCATCAGTTTGCAATGCTAGCTGCGTTTCCATCAGTGCCGACTTTTGCTTGCCTGTCAATCTAGACAACAAATCTAATTGTGTAATATAATTTGCTGCACTGGCTTGTAGATTAGCATCGTTGCGAAGACTTCTTCTACCTCTCATGGTTTCTAAATCAAGAAACCCAATCAATCCGGTATTGATGTCATCTATGGTCATACCCATTGAAAAGAAATCTCTACCAATTCCTAAGCGTATATCTCTGCTAAATTCTGCAATGAACCTTGCACCGTCTGTGACTGTCCCTCCAAACTTTGAAAGGGCAACACTGTTTGATCTTACCATTTGAACAAAACTGTCCAGTGTCATTGCAGCATCAGCACTTACTGTAATCATTTCAAACATGCTGTTGCCAAAGGTTGCACCAACACTGCTCAATGATCTAAAATTATCAACAACACCGTCAACATATCCAACAAAGCGTGAAAGAACACTGCCACTGCCAAACAAATTGTTGGCAAAATCACTTAGTCTATCTCCGCCAACCAATAATTCTTTGCCAAAGTCATAGAGTTTATCAGTTGCATCTTCAAGTGCATTTGCATATTCGTTTTGACTTACAGTGCTTTCTTTGATAGATCTAGTGTAAAGGTCTTGAGCTTTCTTTGCAGCAGAGGCAGCACTTGCAGGATCATTGGCATTGGTCCTGCGAATTGCATCTACAAGATTTAAAAGTGTTGCTTCACTAGCTACACCACGCAGTCCACCTACGTTTTCTATGATTACATTATCTGCCATCGGTTGACTTCCAAATTAAATACGTATATAATATTTCTAGGTATATACATATAAGTATTTATCCGGAGAAAAAATACATGAGCATAACCTCATCTAACCCGCTGTCAAAACATTTTAGACAACCAAAAATCTACATTAGGTTACCAAGCAACGGTCAGTTTTATCCTTCCGCAGACTTTACAGTTTCTGAAACCGGTGATTATCCTGTCTATGCTATGACTGCTAAGGATGAACTTATGTTTAAAACACCAGATGCATTGCTCAACGGACAAAGCACAGTAAGTGTTATTCAAAGCTGTATCCCTAACATTAAAAATGCATGGAGCATTCCTAGTATTGACATCGATGCTATATTGATTGCTATTAGATTGGCCACATACGGCGAAATGATGGATATGAGTATAACTGTTCCGGGCATAAACGAAGAAAGAACTTTTCAATTAGATTTGCGTTTGCTGTTAGATAGTTTAACAAGTCAGACCTTTGATAATTTGTTGCCACTTGACGGATACACTATAGAAATATCTCCACTAACCTACAAAGAGTTTACCGAAGCAGCAATGAAAACATTTGAAGAGCAGAGATTGTTTAAAGTTATCAACGATGACACTTTGCCAGAAACAGACAAACTAAAATTATTCAATGAAAGTTTTTCTCGTCTCACAGATCTAAACATCAACACTGTGATCAAAAGCGTTAAGTGCGTGACGTTTGCCGGTGAAGAACCAGTTACCAATCCTCAGTACATTGCAGAATTTTTCCAAAATGCTGATAAGAATGTTTTCAAAAGTGTAATTGATCACATTGACAGTCAACGTGCCAAGTTCAATGTCAAGCCAATGAAAGTAAGTCTAGGTGCAGATGATATTGCAAATGGTGCACCAGAGACATTGGAAGTACCGATTGTGTTTGATCAATCAAATTTTTTCGCATGAGGATCTTAGCCTGGCCTCTTGAAAAGATTCTTGATGAGGTTAAGGTCCTTGAAAATGAATCTAAAAGATTAAAGTACGAATTGTCCAAGTTGTGTTGGTTTATGAGGGGCGGAATGTCTTTGACTGAAGCATACGAAACTTGCCCAGAAGACAGAGAAGTACTGATGAAACTCATTGAAGAAAACTTAGAGACTGCTAAAAAGACCAATCAACCGTTTTGGTAAATTATTTTTTACCTGGAGCAAATGTACTTGGACCAAACCCACTGGTTCTTTTGTAAGCTTGTTGCAACACTTGTTTAATAACTTGTCTAACTTGACGCTTGCTTAAATTTGAAAATCTTGGCATCAACTCAAGTATAGGTTTAGCAATATCTCCTAATCCTTTTTGATTGAAGTATATTTTAAAATCTTGTGGATTCAATTTAGTAATACCGCTGTTGTTCATCCAAACCAACGTTTCAATTTCCATTTGCTTGGCTTCTTGATCTAATGATGCACTAGCTGCTTTGGTTGCACGTTTGACTGCACGACCTTTAGCAGTTAAAGGTATTCCAAGAAACTCTTCAAGATTTTCGTTTTGGTATGCAGATTGATAGGCAGTTGCTAATTTTGCATTTGCTTCTTTGTCTTTGATGTTGAGTTCTTTGTTTTTAAGAATATAATCGAGCATTTTTTTACCGCCGTAAACAATAGCAAGACCGGCCATAAGAGGCAGACCGTACTGACTTGCATACGCTTTTGCTTGGCTGATAACATCTGGAGCAATTTGACTTAGTGTGTCGATTAACTCAAGTACTGATTGTCCTACTTTTGCTCCAAAGTAGGTTGCAGTGCCTAATGCACCTGCTTTTGTAGCAGTGTAAGCAGCATTGGCTCCTTGGGCAATTCTTGAACCTACACCGGCAACTTCATCAGCAGTTCGTGCCGCATTTGTAGCAGCGGCTCTGGCAGCATCATCGCCTGCCATCCTTAAGGCATCATCAGCAGTGTTCTTTGCACCAACACCAATAGCACGAAGCAATGGAGCAAATAAACTTCCTTTGTTTTCGTAAATAAGACTTTCATAAAGGTAATTTGATTGTTCTGTTACTTCAAATACTATCATGCTGCTACTCTTTTCTCTTTGTTTTGTTTTATGTAATCGTACAACTTCTTTCCACCGTATAGCACTGCAATCAATGCTGCGGCAGGCAACGCATATTTTTTAAACCCTCTTGCAAGTGCTGCAATTTGTTCGTTACTGATTTTATCGCCAACAGCACTTTTGATTTTTTGAGCAAGACTTCTTACAGTTTCGCTGGCTGTATCTTTAATTTGTTGTAAAGCACCGGGGTTAGACACAACGCTCGGTGCTCGTGCTATGTGTTGAACTATACCCAACTCTTTAAACGCAATGCTTAATTTTTCAGGATCGGTTATATAAGCTCTAGCTAGTTCACCAGCTGTTCTCACATCCAAACTGTTAGCTGCATCAAGGTATGCTCTTGCAATTTGTTCTGCTTCAGCAGTACTACGTCCTGCTTGTTGAGCACCAAAATAAATCCAATCAGCTGGTGTATTAGTTGCACCAAATTCCGCAGTTGACGATGCACCAATCAGTAAATCAAATATAGCACCTAGTATAGGTATTCCTTCGTCTAATCTTTTTGATTCGATAAATTTGTCAAGATTATTTTTCTTCAGAACATGGCGTTCTTTGATATGTTTTCTTTGCTCAGCTATGATCTCAGAGACTTTCATAATAATCCTTTAAAGACTTTAGTATATTTATGAGTTGAACTACGTTCAACTGTGTTATCGCTATCGCTCAACACAGATACTTCGTTTTTTGATTAATTATTTACAAGAGCATATGCAAAGCATATGCATTTAATATTATGTAGATTAATCTGGTCAGACGGAACCTCTTGTAAGGTTCCTCCTGCTCTAACATTATGTGAGTATCACCAGCCGAGACTACGGAAGTAGGTATTTTACGCTGTACCATGGGCTCTGACCTTTCCCAACCTACGTCGACATCAAAATATAGTGTATACGCTATAAAAAAATTTTAATAAAATTCTTTTAGAGTGCTTACACTATACTTTTACCCGTTGCTTCGTTCCAGTGCATACGGTTTTTAAGTACAATGTGCGTTGTTTGACAGCCAACAGTCTATCTACGTCAACCAGTAGCCCAATGTGTCTGGTGGCTTCCACTCTCTGGAGTGTCGATCAACGTGTTACGTGTCCTGTATCCCTACAGGTTTTTCCACAGCGGTGTTTGTAAACTGGCCCGCCAACCTTATGTGTTGGATTGTTTTGCCTGTTGTTCTAAAAGTGCCTGACGAAGTTTGTCTGAACCGCCTACGCGAACGTTAATGATGCCATTATAGTATTCATCTGTTTCAAGTACACGCCTATCAAATTGTTCTCTTGCCTCGATGTAACTCATCTCTGCTCTACTTTTGCAAAAATAAAGTATTTCTCTTGTGAATTTGTCAGTGCCTAATGCTGTTACATCAGCGTTTAATCTATCTGAGCTTCCCCAGTATTCACGCCAATCGCTTTCTTTGAAGCCTCTACGTTTGTTTTTTTTGCCTTTAAGCGGTGGCTTGGTTGTCTTGAAACGTGCTAATTTTTTGCCTATGTATTTGCAATTATTAGTCAAATTGGTAATAAGATAAACAAATCCTTCGTACTCCTCTGGAATTTCTTGAATTTGTTTACCTTTGTATGTCCAATGCATACATTAATTATTTTTTGGATTGACCGATCTTGCCTTTTTTGGATTATTTCTTGCTCTACCGTCTTGTACGTGCCTAATGTGTTCTTCTAGAATTTCATCACGTCTAGTTTTGCACAGTCTTTGTATTTGAGATAGCTTTTTTCTCACCAAACGTCTACGAGTCTCAGCAGGTCGCTGCTGAAAATCTTCGTTTAATGCAAAATAATCTAAATATGCTTTAACTAACTTATCGTGAGTATCGTCTTCAATCATTCTACTACTTCAATATCATTTTCGTATGACGTAAATCCGTTTTCTTTGATTACTTTAAGAACATTATTGACTCTACCAATTAATTCATCCTTGTGACTAATCAAATAAATGTTTTTATTACGTTCTCTGCCCATCTTTTTAAGAATACTCAGAGAGTTTTCAACACCAGCAGTGTCCATGCCGCTGTCAATAAGCTCGTCGATAAACAAAAGATTAATACCTTGGTACAAACTTTCCCAAACATCACGGAATGCAAAGCTCAATCCAAGGATAAGTCTGTTTCTTTCACCTCTAGAAAGGTTATCGAAGTCTAAATCTTGACCCAGTTGAGTAATTTCAACACTCAAGTCATTTAAAAACGCAACTTGATGTGGTAAACCTAGCTTATCAAGATAATATGTAAGACGATTGTTTAGATAGGCCAAGTTCTGATCAATAATCTTTTTACGGATAAAACTATCTTTGTTGGTCAGCAGCTTTAACAAGAAGTCTTGATGTTCTTTTAGCGAAGTTAACTGATTTACAATAGCCCAATCAATTTTTTGTATTGCTGTGGTGTTTAAATCATCAATTTGTGTTTGATATGGGTCTTCTTCTTGTTGTTTGCTCGACAATGCCGAGCGTAAGTTGTCTACATTGCTTCTGTGTTCGTAGGCTTCTTTTGCACTTTCATAAAAGGTACTGGGTTTTCCGTTGATATCACCTATCTCGGCCAGCAACTTCATAGTACTTTCTAGTTTATCTGCAACTTCTGTCTGATATGATAGTGCATCAACAAGTTCTTTTTGCTTTTTGCCAAGTATTTCTTCTTTTTTGTCTGCATGAAGTGCTTGGCCACATGCATAACACAGTGCATCATCAAGGTCAACAACGTCTTTTTCGACCTTTTCGACACTTTTGCTTGCTCTCATCAGTGCAGTTTCTAGTGTAGCACGTTCTTTGTTTAGACTGGTCAACCGATTATTAAGTTCAGTCCAGTGAGTCAAGCGTTCGTGTGCATCTAACTCGACTTCGATGTTTAGTTTTTCTAATTCTTCAATTGCAGTTTCAATTTTAAGGAGATCATCTCGACGTTTTGACTCCCAAGCACGTTTTCTAGTAACTAGAGTTTCTATACTTTGCTTGATTTTAGAATTACTAGCCTCGATTGCATTGATTTTCAGTGTTTCTTCTGTGATAGTGTCTTTGGTCACCTTGATTTGTTCACGAAGACTGTCTGCTTTTTCAGAAAGTATAGTGATGCCAAGCAACTGTTCGATAATTTCACGTTGATCATTGGTACGCATACTCAAGAATGGTTCGGTATAGGTGTTTAGTGCAACAACATGCTTGAACATGTTATGGCTCATGCCCAAAAGATCTTGTATTGTCTCTTGTGTTTTACGACTATCGCCTTGTGATTCGTCTGTTAGGTCTTCTTGCTCTAAGTCATTAACATAGAATTTCAATACGTTCGGTGATCTACCTCGTTCAACACGATAAACATTGCCGTTCTTCTCAAAATTCAGTGTAACCAACATACTTTTGTTGTTGGTCTTATTGATCAAGTTGTTTTTCTTGATGTTAGTTAGTGCTTGACCATACAATGCATACGACAGTGCATTAACAATAGTAGTTTTACCAGTTCCATTACGTGATCCAGTGTCATCACCACCTTGATCTAAGTTCTCTCCAAGTACAAGAGTAAGTTGTTCTCGGTTAAAGTCCACTGCTTGGGTAACATTACCCACACTCATGAAGTTTTTTACGGTTAGGTCTTTGATTTTAATTGTCATAGTTCGCTATAAATGTCCAAAAGAAGTTTTTTATTGTAATTTTCACTGTCAATTGCTAGAATCTCATTGCTAACAATTTGATCAACGCTTTCAAACTGTGCAATATCAAGTTCTGTATTGATTTCTTCCAATTGCTTTTCTGTAATCAGTGTAATTTCTCTACAATCATACTCTTGCATAAAAGTTTCTTTAATGAAACTTGCTTCTTCGTAGCTGATAGGGCAGTCTAGTGATACTCTAAGATACATTTTGCTCTTTAACAAAATATCTTTTTCATCAATCAACTTTGATAGCTTAACAGTGCGGTACTTGGGGCAGTCCGGCCAGTTAATGTACTTGGGTTCTGCATCGTTTTCACGATCTAATATCATCATACCGCGATCATCGTCCCAAGCATCAGCATAGTTATGAGGAAAAGCATTACCAATGTAATGTATCTTACCCTGTATCTGACGTTTGTGAAAGTGACCACTGAACACATACTCTTGATTTTTGAAGTGTTCCGCCTTGAGTTCTCCGTGATCTGGCATCTGTACCATGGCATTCATGTAAAAGCTGGGCAATTCAAAGTGTCCAAACAGATACTTGGCTTGTAACTTCTCGATACGCCGCCATTCGTCACCTACCAACCAAGGAACCAATGCTACATCTTCAACAACTTTGATTTCATCAACTACTGTAATACCTGGAATGTGCTTGGCAAACTCAGTTGACTTTACATCACGCTTGTCTTTGTAGTACAAGTCGTGATTGCCCGCAAACATATAGAACTTTTCAAACGCTGCTCCTAGTTTTTCCAAGCATCGTATGGTTGTATCCATAGTTGTAAGGTTAAGACTGTTGCGATTATGGTGCCAGTCGCCGCAAAATATACCTGTTTCGCAGTTATTAGCCTGTGCAGTAGCAATATACCAGTCTACAAAGTCTTCGCAATCTTGATTATGAACAC